GGCTGCGAGACTCACCAGCGAAGCGAAAGCAACAAGGTAATCAAGGGGTGCCGCGCAACGACTGAACTAAGCAAGCCGGTCGTTGCGCGGTGAAAGCTTTTAAAGTATCCCCGCCCTAAAGGGCTGGGATTTTAGTTCTTCAACTCATGAAATTCGCTTTACTTCCGGCGCGACCGGTGGTAAAGGTTGGGCAAGATGGCGGTGTGAAAACCGCGAAGCATGACAAACAGGAACATTGACAATTTGGCCGGTTGCGACGTGCGCCACGGGACCCTTCCCGAGGGCGGCGGGAGAGTTCCTGATCCCGATTTTCACCACGTTGCGACCGGCCTTTACTTTTGGCCGGGCGCGGTTCCCGGCTTGCGGGATGAACGCATGTCGTTTGGATCGAATCCCTATTACGAAAAGACAACAAGAATGAACACAGAACCAACACCAAAACGCGAATTCACCGGCGTCTGGATTCCGGCGATCATCTGGGAACGTGCTGATTTGAACTGTACCGAGAAATGCCTGCTGGCCGAAATCCACGCGCTCGGAGGACACCGAGGAAATTGTTTCGCCGGGAATGAATATCTCGGGAAGCAAGTCGGTGGGCTGTCACCGGTCAGAATCGGCGCTATCATCAGCAAGCTCAAAGGGTTAGGGCTCATCCGGCAAGTCTCGTTCGACGGACGGGTCCGCAAGCTCCAAACCTTGTTCGATGCGAAGTGCGGCAATGAGGCAGACCCATCGAAAATGAGGGGGCGGAGTAATCAGAAACGAGGGGGCGGACCCATTGAAAATGAGGGGGCTCTTATAGTAGAAGGGAAAATAGAGAAAAAAATAGAAGAGGAAGAAATTACTCCCGCTGACGCGGGAGACGTTACCAAGCCGGAATCGGAGCCGGTAGTGGAAAAGCCCAAAGCGCCGGTCAAGATCTTCGCGGAGCAATGGTGGGGAGCGTACAAGCGGCACAACGGGATGCCTTACTCGCCTCCGAATGCGCGGCGGGAGCCGCGCCAACAGGCAAAGGAAACGGATGAAGCTTGGCTCAAAGGGCTGGAAAGCAACCCGGCTTACGCGGGCCTGGACGTGGCCAGGGAGCACGCGAAGATGGTCGCATGGTGCTCTGTCAACGGAAAGCAACCGAGCAGGCGCCGGTTCGTAAACTGGCTGAACCGAGCCGAGAAGCCGATGCGGGTGACGAGAGCAACTACGGAGGATGAGCACTTGAAGGGGTTTTGAGATGAAAAAGACGTGCTGTCCTGGAGCCAGTCGCACGCGAGACAGGCCTGCATTCGCTCAGATTTGCCCGCTGGCGCGCTTTTCCGCTCGCTCTGGTGTGCTCGCACCAGGGGAGCCGTCCGACGCCGTAAATAGCCTGTCACGCGAAAGGTCACGGATCATCAGGGACAGTCACGGTTTCCGGCTCGGCCCCATCATGTAAACTCAAAACGTAAACACTGTAAACCTAACAGTGAACAATCGTTAACACACTCAGACTCAGACTCAGACATAGTTAACAACAGTGAAATTGTAGACGTTGGGGCGTGTAAACTCGCGTGTAAACAATCGAGCGACCAAAATGCGCGGCGGGAGCCGCGCCAGCGTCGGCAGAAACAGACGGATGACGAGTGGCTGAAGAGCCTGGAAAGCGCCCCAGCTTACGCAGGCATAGACGTGCGCCGGGTGCATGGGAAAATGGTCCAGTGGTGCAACGTCAACGGCAAGCAGCCAAGCCGCCGACGGCTTGTCAACTGGCTCAATCGGGCCGAGAAGCCGATGCGGGTGACGAGAGCAACTACGGAGGAGGAGCACTTGAAGGGGTTTTGAGATGAAAAAGACGTGCCAGGAATGCGGGAAAGAGTTCGAGGCTGTGACAATCAACATTGTGGGGCGGGAATACTGTTTCGAGAAGTACTGCCCAACATGCAAGCCGATCCGAGAGCAGCAGGAAAAAGACATGACCGCGATCCGACAAGAGCAAGCGCGGCTTGAAGAGTTCGACCGTGTGTGCCCGCCACTCTACCGCGAGAGCGATCCACTCAAGCTTCCATGCCATCCCGACATCGTGAAGCTTGTCCTAGGATGGACATACGGAGCTAAGGGCCTTGTGCTACACGGTGCGACGGGCAAGGGGAAAACAAGGCTGGCCTATCTCCTTGTTAAGCGCCTCGTCCTCGAGGGCCGCACTGTCAGCGCATTCGATCCACTGTCATTCGCGCACCGCGTTGGTGAGACGTTTGGGGAATACCAAGGCGAGCGATTCATCCGCGAGCAACAGAAGGTCGACGTGCTGATGCTCGATGACCTGGGCAAGGCAAAGCTAACAGAGCGTGCTGAGGCTGAGTTGTTCGGTCTGGTCGAGCATAGGATCGCTCACTTCAAGCCGCTGATCGTGACTACTAACTTCGTTGGGGATAAGCTAAGCGATAAGCTGAGCGAGGATCGAGCTACGCCGCTGGTCAGGAGACTGAGGGAGTTCAACGAGTGTGTGTGTGTGAGGTAATTGTGCTCGGAGGACATCGAGGGCACAGTTGTGCTGCCCGGGGCTGTGCTCAAAAGGCTTATGGAGGTGCTTCCGCTATGCTGAGACCAAACGAGAATAAAAACGCGCCACAGGGCAACGTGGCGCAAGGGCGGGGCGGTGTGGTGGGGCGCAAGACGGGCGGCCGATGGTCTGAACTGCCAATCAGCGATGAAGAACTTGTGCGCAGATACCAAGCCGGGGCTGGAGTTAAGGCCCTCGCCAAACAACTCGGGACAAATCACGTCAAAATCCTTCGGCGAGTCAGGGCGACGTGCGGTGTTATTAAGGGGAGGCAATTCGGAAACAAAAACGCAGTAAAGGAAAAGTTTGCCGGAAAGACGGTTGCAGCGTGGCAATCCGAGGCGTGGAATGACGAATGGAAAGCCATGTCGCAATACGACGAGACAAAGCACTGGGGATCTTTGTGGAGCAGAAGCAGGGAATATGCGCGTGCGAAGGAACTGAAACACAGAAAGGCAAAAACCAACTACTACATTTCCAAGCTTCTTCGGCACAGGATCTGGGTCGTGTTGAAAGGTGTGAAGAAATCCAAGCCAACACTAACCATGCTGGGCTGTACGCTTGAGCAGTTCAGACAGCACATGCAGGCACAGTTCAAGCGTGGCATGGCATGGAATAACATGGGCAGTCATTGGCACATAGACCATATCATACCGTGTTCATCGTTCGACCTTAGCAATCCAGAGCAACAGGCGATATGCTTTCACTATACAAACATGCAACCGCTTGAGGCTAAAAGGAACTTGGCCAAGCGTGCAAAAGTCATAGATGCGCAATACAAGCTGAGGATCTAAAATGACCGGCAAAAAAACAATTTCTTTGCCAAACTCAAACAACGCGGTACGCGAAGGACCGTTCTTCGTCCGTGACTCATGTTTTGGAACTTTGACTAATGAACACCAATAACAGCCATCCGTTTCCGCAAGCGACGTGTTCGGTTCCGGTCGCAGCGGTTGACCAACTCCTTAGACAACTGGAACGGATCGAAAGACTCGAAAGCGCACTGACAGAAATTATTAATCTGTGTCAGGTTGCTGGACTTGGTGTCGAGGCTCAGGCATTCCAGTCGAGATTGATTGCGCAGAGAGCTCTTAAACCGAACGCAGAAAAGACGCCTGCGGCAGAACGCAAAGAATGACGACCGCTAGCAAACGCAAACCAAGGCGCGCCAAAAGACCAACCCGGCATAACAAGTCCTGGACGGATCACGACTTGTCAATATCCGAAGCCGCGAAGGAATTCCACAGCACACCGGAGACTATCCGGCGACGCTTGCGTGCTGCTGAGATCACACACACCGAAGGTAAGCGATACTCAATCTATGTACTCCACACGGCTTTGGTCGGCGACTTGCACGCGCAGCGAATCCGGGAGACTCGTGCGCGCGCTGACCTGCTTGAACTTGAGCGCCGCAAGACTGAAGGTGATCTTGTGACAATGGAGGAGGCTCGCAGTGTCATCCGGCAATACCTTGGTCCGATGCGGGACATCCTTACCACAGCGCCGATGGCCTTGGCTGCGCGAGTCAATCCGGCAGACCCCGAGCTTGCCCGGATGCAACTGGAGCAATGGTCGGAAGACAATCTAAAGAAACTGCATGACGTATGAGACTAACCTACACACAGCTTTATAACGCGCACACCAAAGGCGACGACTGGCCCACACAGACCGCATGGAAGATTGTCGAAAAGCTTCGGATTGAAAGCGGGCCGTATGACTCGCTGTGGTGTGTGAAGATGACACCACACCAACGTGACGTAGCATTCAACGCGATCCGCGACGTGCTGAACAAATCGGCGGAAGTGAGACAATGACTCTCAAGACCTTCGCGCGGGAAGTCTTCACAGCTCAGAGCAAGCAGGCTGTTTCCGCTTGGAGCGAGGGGGCGCTTGTCATTCCTCCCGGCAAGTCCGAGTCCCCCGGCCCGTTATCGTGGCTTGGCCGGGACTACATGCGGGAACCTTTGGATGCGTGGAATGCGCCGGGCGTCACAGACCTTGTGTTGTGCTTCGGATCGCAGACGGGCAAGTCAACTCTCATGATCGCGGGCGTGGCTTACGTGCTTGTCAACTCTCCGTCTGGCTTGCTATGGGTGCACCCAACGCAACAACTTGCGCGGAGCTTCTCGACCACGCGGTGGTTGCCTGTTGTCAAGGTATCACCCAGCCTGACCACATTGATGCCGACGGGATCAGCGAAACGCACGGGGATGACACTGCTCCAGCAAGAGTTTGGTCCAAGCCTTGTGAACTTCGTTGGGTCAAACTCGCCTGCCAACCTTGCCAGCCGCCCCGCGCGCGTTGTGATCATGGATGAGGTTGACAAATTCCCGAAGGAAGTCCGCAACGAGGCCGACGCTGTGAATCTCGCAGAGCAACGCACGAAGTCATTCACGAATCCGTTGCGGGTGAAAGCCAGCACACCGACTGAGGAAGACGGACTCATCTGGCAAGAGTTTCTGAAAGGCGACCAGAGGCGCTATCAAGTCCCATGCCCGCTGTGTCGCAAGCCGGTTGTATTTGCATGGTCGGAACAGTTCTGCGTGATGCCTAGGCTTGGGTGCGAAGCTTGGGTGTCGTGGGACTCTACAGCTAAACGCGCCGACGGCTCATGGGATCTTGACCGTGTTGCGCGGAGCGCGCACGCAGTGTGCCCGCATTGCGGAGGAGACATTCCAGACAGCGCGAAGACCAGAATGATCCGCGAGGGACGATGGGTGGCCACGGCGACGGCTACCACAACACGCGGCTTTCGCTCGTATCACTTACCTAGCCTGTACGCTGTCGGTACACAGACAAGCTTCGGTGCGCTTGCTATCGCGTTCCTCCGTGCGAAGAAGTCATTCCTTGGGTTGCGCGGCTTCGTCAACGGCGCATTGTCCGAGCCATTCGTGCGGCAGGACATGCGAGGGCAGCGCATCGAGGTCGTCGTTAGCAAGCCCGAGGCGAAGGCCGAGGCATCGAAGATCATGACTGTGGACTGTCAGCATGGCTCGCCGCACTTCTGGTACGTTGTTAGGACCTGGGAACACTCGCAGACTAGCACGGTGTCGACCGCGGTGAAGGCTGGGCACGCTGAGACATGGGAAGACTTACACAAGATCAAGACCGACGAGAATGTTCCTGATGCTGGCGTCATGGTTGACTCAGGCTGGGGTGCGCGCTCGGACGCAGAAGTGTATCGGCGTTGCGCTGCTTACTCAGAGTTCACTTTTCTTGAGGAACGCGGCAAACACTTCGGGACTGGATGGTGCCCGGCAAAGGGAATGCCGCACCGGAAGACCTGGAAACAGCCGGACACGCAAGCACAAGCCCCGTACTTCACAAGGTTCATCGACCCGTTTGCTGGAACGTCCGATGCCGGCAAGGCTGAGATTGTCCTTTTCGAATTCGCATCGGACTGGTTCAAGGACTTGCTCGCAGTGTTGCGCGACCCAGAGCAAGCGAAAGACTTGTCGATAACATGGGCTGTGGCCAAGGACGTAGCTACTGAGGAGTATTGGCAACACTTGGATGCTGAGTACCTAGACCAACAGCCGAGCAAAAAGACAGGCAAGACAACTCGGACGTGGACGAAGCGCAGTCAGAGATGGCCGAACCACTTGCTTGACTGCGAGGTAATGCAACTCGCATTTGCAATGTGGTGTGGCCTGATGCCAACACTGCCGACGGAATAAGAGGAACATGAGAATACTGAACCTTGAACAATTCAGAGCGATGCCCGAAAACACGGTCTTTTCCAAGTATGAGCCATACCTGTTTGGCGAACTGCAAATCAAGGGTCAGACATGGGAAGCGGACTTTCTCGCGCAATCAATCAACGGAGCCATAGAATCAAACGACACCGGTGACTTCTGCGATAAACTCGACCGCGCACAGAAAACCGGAGAATCGTTGAAGATGGACTTCAACTGCGAATGCCGCGACGGACTTTTCAACAAAGATCAACTGTTCGCGGTCTTGGAAGAAGCCGACGTGCGAGCACTTATCCAGCGCCTGCAATGGTGCTTGCCGCTGCAATGAGTGACAACCTATCGCGCAAGGACATTGCACGACTGCTCGACGTGAGTGTCGACCAGGTGCGTCGCAATGAAACGCGATGGGGGCTGAAGCCTGCGCGGCGAGTCTTCAACCTGCGCTTCGTTCGGTATCGCAAGGGGAAGGTCATAGAAGCACTACGGGCTATGGGATTGATTGATGACTTGCCGTAACTGCCGCAACTGCCGCAACTGCCACAACTACCACTAGACTAGTTTAGTTGCCCACGCGTACCTTATTCGCGTGGCGCAAATAGCAGCATCAACCTACCGGGCGGCAGTCACCTACGCGGTGTCGCAAGCCAGCGCTGGGGCGTTGCGCACTTGGTTAGCTGCTAAGGTTGCTTCTACTTTCGGCGACGTATCCTCTGGTCGGTCAGTTGCTAGCGTCAGCATGAACGGCGTTAGCACTTCCTTCTTTGATCCAGCTTCCGCTGGCATGTCACAACAAGATGCCGTCCAAATGTGGCAACGGCTTCTGGAGTTGTGCGACACTTGCATAACCTACCTCGACGACGACGAGGCTACCAACGCCGAGATTGCTGCCGAAATGACAGGCCGGTTGCCGGACGTTTATCAGCATTCGGTTGAATTCGCGGGGATGAACCAATGGTAAACGCGCTCCGCCATTGGCTGGCCAGGTTACTCGTTGGCAACGTCTATGAGGCTGCGCAGTATTCGACGCGGCGCAGTCGGATTCAATCCACCTACACTTCAGCGCGATTCGATATTTCAACAGCGTCCAGGCAGACACTCGCCCAGAAGGCTAGGTATTACGAGCGCAACTCGTGGCTCGTCAACAAGCTAGCTGACATTTTCGAGTCTGGCACGGTAGGCACTGGCTTAGTGGTTCAGCCTTCAACGGATGATGACGAATGGAACCAGCGGGCCAGTGACTGGTGGCAGACATGGTGCAAGTTCCCGGATGCCACGAGCAGGCAAAGCTTCGGCACACTGCAAGGCCTGATGGCGCGGACATGGTTCATCGACGGCGAAACATTCGTGTTGAAGTCGATGGGCCGGGTCGGGCCGAGGGTGCAGATCATCGAGGGGCATCTGATCCGCACGCCAGACGGACAGGAGAAAAACAAGCAGTGGATTGATGGGATATTCGTTGACTCGAATGGTAGGCCGACTGGATACGCTGTACACGCGGAGGAGGACGCAGGCAGACTCAAGCTCATCGAGGTGGTACCAGCGGAACGAGTGTGGCACCTATTCGAGCCACAGCGTCCAGGACAGTATCGCGGGACTTCGTTCCTATCTCCTGTTCTCAACGCTCTCCATGATCTTGATGATTTATGGAAGCTTGAGATGCAGGTTGCAAAGCTGGCCGGGACTCTCGGTGTGCTGAAGACGAATGCAACCGGAACATTCGACCCGCTCCGATTCCGCAGGTCACAGGTCACTCGCAGCAACAGCACAGCGGGCGGCGCAGCGACAACTGAGACAACCACGGACTTGATCGAGGATGCTACTGGCGCAATGGCTATCGCGCTTGGAAATGGTGAGGACATCAAGCAATTCATTGCCACTCGACCCACAGAGCAACAGCGCCAACATTGGCAACTCATCACGAAAGCGATCTGCATTGGGGTAGGTATTCCCTACGTGATGGTAGACCCAGACAGTATGCAAGGGACTGTGTACCGTGGCAGCCTCGACCTAGCTGCATCTTTCTTCGCCCAGCGTTCAAGCGTAATTGCCGATGCGTGTCGTGACATCTACGGCTATGTTATGTCCGTCGCTCGGAACACACCGGAACTATCCGGAGCGCCAACCGAATACTGGGCGGCGAATGTACTCCCGCCAAGAGGAGTAAACGTTGACATAGGTTATACTATGTCGGCTAACCTCCAAAGTCTCCAGGCCGGAACGGACGACCTGGAGACTATCCTTTCGCCAAGGGGACTCGATTGGAGAACTGTGCTGCGCAGGAAAGCAGAGCAGGCTGCTTACATCAAAGAGCTCGCGGCAGAGTACGGTGTCGACCCTAGTGACATTGCGAACATCAACGGAAAGCAACAGGCCGCGCAAGCTCCGAGTGAAGAGGAGGAGAAGCCTGACACTGAAGAGGAGGAAAAGAAGTGAAACCGTTTTGGGAAATCACGAACAGCGCAAAGAGCACGAAAGTCCTCCTTTACGGAATGATTGGCCGGGACTGGGATGGCAGCGGCAATGATCCAAAGGAGTTTCTCGAAGCGTGGGACGCGATTCCACAAGGCCCTATCGACCTGCACATACACTCTCCCGGCGGCTACGTGTTCGACGGGCTTGCGATTTACAACACGATAGCATCGCGCAAGCCCGATGTTACGGCGTACGTGGACGGGCTCGCGGCTAGCAGCGCAAGCTGGATTGCGTGCGCGGCTAACAAGGTGGTCATGCCGAAGACTGCTAGGATGATGATTCACGACGCACAAGGCTTCGTAATCGGCGACTCTGAGACTATGCGCGAGCAGGCCGAGTTACTTGACAAGGAGAGTGACCGGGTTGCGCAAATGTACGCTGACAAGACTGGCAAGTCGAAAGAGAAGATGCGTGACCTCATGCGGGCAACGACCTGGATGGATGGCATCGAAGCACACGAGATCGGGCTTGCGGATGAAGTCACAGACAGCACGGCGCAACCTAACAACTTCAACCTTTCCCGCTTCAAGTGTGTGCCTGGAGCGGGCGGCGGACTAAGCCCCGCCAAGACGGAAAAGAAAAACACAAACCAGCCGAAACCTATGGATAACCCAACAAACACGGCGGGGCCTAACCCTCAGCCGGAAATCAAACCCGTGAACGTGATTGATCACAACGCGGAACTTGAGCGCCTGCGGACGGCGCTTGAGTCCGAGCGGAAAATCAGGATCACGAACCAGCTCCACAACATCGCCGCGACGCGACCCAGCATCGACGTTGCCAAGTGGCTGCCGGACGTGCTGAAGAACGAGGGACTCCTCGAAAACCTAAAGGCGTTCCCGGTGGTAGAGAATCAGACTCCCCAGCCGAGCGGCGTGGTCAACCTCGGGAATCCGCTGCTGAACGACTTGGAGAAGAAACCTAAAGGAACGCGCGAACGTTACGAGTTTCTTCGCAACCACCTGCCGGAACTCCATCGGCTTCGAGGGTATGACCCGATGAACGTGAACACTCTGAGTTCTACTCTGGTCCCGGCATTCCTGGCCGAGCAGTTTGTTCAGACGGCTCAAGTGCAACTCGCCCCGCTGGCTGCTTTCTCTCGCGATTTCGGCCTGGATCGCATTCGCCCTAGGGCAACCGTGGTTGTCGCGAAGCATACGAGCGGTCCGACGGTTCAGACTAACGCGACTAACTTCGAGTCTGGTGACAGCACTCTCGGAGTTATCAGCGTGACTATGAACCAGTACACTGCGAGCTTCCACCTGGACAATGCCGCGCAGAATCAGGGCTTCCGCATGGCCACTCTTGCCGAGGGAGCTACCATCAATCTCGCCAAGAAAATCTCCAGCATTTGGACCACGTTGCTTGCGACTGCTACCTACGGCGCTGGCACTGTTATCGGCGCGGCTGCCAGCTTCGACCGCGACGATCTGCCGGCGATTCTGGCGCTGGCCAAAAACTGGCCGAGAAAAAACCTGGTGCTCGATTGGGGACATCTCGCATACCTGCTGCCGAAGGACGTGAACTACTTCGGGCTTACGAGCGGTGACATTCCTGGACGCGAAGGCCTGAAGCCCTACGGCTTCGACATGGTTGTAGCGCAGAACGACTGGACCGGCGCCGCGTCCAATACCGTTGGCGTTGTCTGTGATCCTGATGCAATCGCTGTTGCTAGCGGTCTTCCGGTCTCGTTCGGCAGTGGTTCTAGCATTGTCACGGAAACTGCCACAGTCGAAGGACTCGGACTTACCGTGCTTGCGTGCTCGTGGTTCTCGAATGCGTCGCGTACCACCTGGGCATCCTACGATGTTGTCTTCGGTGCCGCAGCCGGTGACACCAACAAACTGAAAATCCTTGTGAGATCGTAACACTATGAGACGAGCAATCACGCTGGGAATCGACTCCACAGGAAAGACCACCATCATTCATGGAGTTGATGTTCCCTATGCCGAGCAACGGCGCGAGTTCGCGGAGGCGCGCGCGGCACACTCGACTGGCAAGTGGGTCGAAGTCCTGTTCGCCTCCGAGTTCAAGAAGCTTCGTGTTGCGAAGCCGGAGCAGACTTCCGAAGAGCCTAAACGCAAGGTCAAGTAACTAACCAACCAGCCCCAGCTCACGCGCTGGGTTATGTTCCTCTCCCAGCGCGTGAGCAAGGCGGACACAAAATGAAAAGGCTCTTACTCTCGACACTGCTTCTCATGCTGTGCCCGCTGGCGCTGGCGCAGTATTCGACAGCAACGCTGACTCACGGGCTGACTAATAGCATTAAGAAAGGTGCGCAATGACTATCACACGAATCGCAGAGTCGGCAGTCACAGCCAACCGTTTTGTCAAGGCCGGCACCGCTGCAACACAATGCGCACTTTGCGGCGCTGGTGAAACTCCCATCGGCGTTAGCGCGAACAGCGCAGGCACAGGTGAAATCGTGACGATTCATCCAATCTCAGGCGATCCAGCGGGAGTAACCGCTACGGATTCAATCGAGTTGCTGAGCGCGAGCGGGTGGACCTCGACGAACTGGACAGGGGGCTGGGTTGCAGGTTGGAAACACACTACCGGCAATGTTAGCGCGCTAGCGTCGCCAACCAAAGCAGTCGCAGGCCGCAAGTACAAGGTAAGTTGGACTGTCACAGGCCGGACGGCTGGCACGTTCACCGTTACCTTCGGCGGGCACACATACCCAACTCTAGACCGATCGGGATCTGCCATCCTTGTTGCGAGCACTACCGGCGCGTTGACCATCACGCCAACCAGCACGTTCGACGGCACGATGATTCTGTCAATCGTGTGCTGCCGAATCGAGTTTGGAGACAACGTGGGCGTAGCGGCTGGAGGACTAGCCCAAACTAACAGCACCGGGCTTATGGTTGGTAAAGCGATCAGCGCCGCCGAAACAGGCGATACACTGAGCATGTCATATAGCACGGCGCCGTCCGGTGGATCCGGTGGAGACGCTGCGAGCGTGACAATTGTCACGACCGCACCGACCGCCGACCCAGGAGTGGCTTCCGGCACAAGTGCGTTCTGCATCCATTACGACACAGCCTTCAGGGGCTTCTACTTTTGGAACGGAACCGCGTGGGAACAGATGGTGTAACATGGGCCTTGCTGCTACAGCCGATGAAGGCGCAACCGTACTACTTAGCGCGGTGGGTGAAACACTCACATACTCAAGTGCTACCTATGCGTGCGTACCGGCACACATCGAGGCCGGCAACACAGTCACGGTCGGCGGCAAGGAGGAGGACCTGACTATGGCATTTGCCTTCCGACCAGCTACCACGCCCACGCCTGGCCAGAAGATTACTTACGACTCAAAAACTTTTAGAATATACTCTGTCAAATACAACGCAGACAACCTAACAGTTATCGCCCTATGCACTACACCACACGCCTAATCTTTCTCGCTGCGCTGTGCGGACTGACTGCCCAAGCGCAGATCATCAAGAGCAACGTGTTCGTGCGCACTGATGTCACGAATGAAACCGACAAAGCCACGGCCAGGGCTTTGCTGGGTCTTACTGCACCGTGGGTGGCGACAACCTCTCTGCCCACAGCACAGCGCGAGCTTGGACTCTACCGCGCAAATTACTGGCCGTACAGGGCTGGGACGAATATCTCGACGTGGATCTCCGCGCTGGATGCATCACGGTTGGGCGCCAGCGAGTTTCTCACCATTTCATCCGACGAAGCCAACGAGTTGACTATCTGGCAGAATATGGAGGATGAAACCTGGGTCAAATGGGACTTGTATCGCTCGGCCACGCCTGGGAAAGACTACTACGGGATATGGGGGTGTCACATTATCGAACCTATTCGTTGGTATCAGCCGGACCCGCTCGACACAAACATCACATGGAATGGGTCGTGGGGCAGAATTGCATCATCGGCGATGCCAATCACCGGGGTCGCTGCGTACAACATTGGCGATGCGGATGGGTATGTGGAATGGTCCATCGTTTGCGACGGCGGCGAGAGTCTCTACTTCGCAGGGTATGGGTTGACTACCGGAGGCCGGGGGAATGTCACAATCGACGGGTCCACGAACCTTGTCAATGCACTCTACAACGATGGGACAAACGCCTTTGTCAACTTTAGTGCCGTCGGCAACGTGAGCATCGTTACGAACATCGCCAGAGCTCTGCCTGCTGGAACTCACACCATCCGTATGGCGAAGGATATTGTCAATTGTTCGGCAGGAAATCGCAAGGTCTATTTTGATGCGTGGGGCATCACGCCGGGCGGCGCAACTCACGGCCTACCGGGCCAATGGAAGACTCAGCGCGTCTTGATGCACCCGCCATTCATCCAGACATTCATCGCGGGCGCATACACGAACAAGACACTAGCGCACTCCAATCCGTCCGGTGTCGCGCTCGGAGCATTCGACACCACGAACCACTTATATATCTGCACGCAGCCTGTGCCGGCTGGCAATACAGTATTCGACCGGGTAGAGATGACGTTCACGACTCCGAACACGAATGCTGTCAATCTCGTTTGCGAGTACCACGATGGCGCAAACTGGACGAACCTGACGGTGCTCGACGGCACGAGCGGCTGGACCAAAGACGGCATCATTTCGTTCACGCGCCCGCCGGACTGGGCGGCGGTGAGCGTCAACAGTGGCACTAGCAGGTATTGGATGCGGTTCACGGTCGATGCGCAATGCACCGACACAACAGTCGCGACAATTAAGGTCTGGTATTGGCCTCATGATTATTCGCCCACGAAGTATGTCTACAGCGTAGGTGCACACTGGGAATATGCTGGATGGTTTACCCCTGAAGGCAGCACCGCGCAAAACTTCGGAGGCGTGATGCACGGCGGTGAAGATGCCCAGACTGTCACAATCTACGTGGACGGGGTAGCAGCCAATGTTCCGCTGTGGGGGTGCATAAAGGGGCGGGAGATTCGGATCGACCAAACTGCGGATATGACGACCGGAGCCCTCACATGGGGACAGAGCGCGATGAGCCATTTGTTCAACGCGAACAACGCGACCGTGGACACCCAATATACTTTTTTGATGGACGGTCTGCTCGCAGAAAACTCAGGCGGCTACATGTACACATCCATGTTGTCTGTTGAATCATACAACACGCACGTGGGTTACTGCTTCGAGCGGTTTAAAATCTTCGGCGACGAAATGCGGCACGTAACGAATTGCGTCACGAAAACACGTTACGGACTTACGCAGACCGGGGCAGTCGGTTACGTGAGCGATGCTGGATATGCATGTGCCATGATCCAGGACGACCCGTCTGAGGCCAACCTAGATTGGTCGAATACCGCATTGAGGACGTTCGTGCTCTACAACGATGGGGGAGGCACGTTGGGGGCGTCGAATGTGCGCGCAAAGGCCTACGTTACCGCCGCTGATGGAAGGGCCTCGGTGCCCATTACGAGCGGCACTCGAATGGGCGCGCGGGTGCGGTACTACGTCACGAAGGGCGGAGAGGAGTTGTTCCCATGAAGTGGCGCGCCAGCAAACCGATCACCGACCGTTGCAGCCAAGCGCTGCAATGGTGCCGGGCTTTCGCTGGCGAGTGGGACCCGAAGCGCCTCAAGAAGTTGACGGTGACATTCGCCGCGTCGCCTTACCGGGACGTGGTCGGGCACGGCGCGACACTGAGCACCTGGGGCGTTCCGCATACGTGCCGGGTGTTTCTCAACACACGGTGCAACGGCGGGGACATGTGTTGGGAAGAAACGCCTGTCTACGTCCCGAAGTCCACTCCAACGGCAAGCCGCGAGGCCGCAGAAGCCGCAGCCCGCGATAAGCTTCACCCCGGCCAGATGCTCGGCGAAATGCAGATTGTCGGCAACCGAGTCCGCTTCGCCGTGTGGGGCCGGTACACAGCCACGAGCTTGGGCCACGCCACCGTGTGGATCTTCGCCCACGAACTCTGGCACTGGCTCGCCGGGACGAAGCAAGTCAGAGCGGCGAACACAGAGCAGTACGCCCGCGCCGCAGCATGCCGCGTGGCCGACATGTACGCAGCCGGCGTCGATCCAGAGCACGCAGCGGCTTATCTACGATCTCACGCAGTCGATATTGTCCACTATGCGCACCACGCAAAGGAATGATGCTCGCGTTCATCATCGCAGCCCAGTTCGTGTTGAGTCTCGGCACT